TCAGTCATGCGCGTTACTTTCCGGCGAGACCCAAGCCGGAACCCGAATGCGGGGTTTCTCCGGGCGCACCGGCTCTTCCAGCTGGATCGGCATTCGCTCGCGCAAGCCCCAGCGGCTGTGCATCAGGAACAGGTTCTGCTGCGGCGGCTCGATCACAAAGCGCAGATCGTCGCCGTATTCGGAGTAACCCGGCACCGATCCGTTCGACAGGATGTTTCCCGGATTGCCGCTGGTGTGATAATGACCGTGCAGCATCAGGTCGATGTTCGTGCCCTTGCTGGCATATTGCGCCATCACCTTCTTAGCCCCGCGCACGATCGGCAGGAACGGGCCTGCGAAGCCCTGACCGCCGCCAGTGCCCATCTTGTCGCCATGCGTGGAAAGGACGTTGCGCCCGAAGATCGGGGTGACCTGATCCTTGGCCGCGCTCATCTGAAAGGTGACGCGCGGGTCGTTCTGAAACTCGCGGGCGACCATCGCGCCAATCATCATGTCGTAGGAAAGCCGCGCGTAGAGCTTGGCCGTCGCCTTGGGGGTGTTGCGGCCATGATTGCCTGGCACACAGGTGACATGGACGCGCCCGAACGTTTCCTTGAGGTGTCGGATGGCCGCGCCCGCTTCCTCGACCATTGCCTGCACCTGTTCGTGCGCGGTGAGGTCGTTCGTCATCCGCAGTTCTTCGTGGATGTCGCCGCTGATCAGATCGCCGCCAAGCGCGAAGTAGGCGCCGACGCAATCGGTGTCTTCGGCCCATCGCTGCCCGATCGAGCAAGCCGCGGCGATGTGCCGGCGGAGGCGCTGGCGGCAGATGTCGGAATTGAAGGCGTTGATGCCGCCGATTTCTTCAGCGTCGATCACCTCGCCCATGTGCGTGTCAGACCAGTGGACGCCGACAACGCTCTGCGCCCGCTTTCCGCTGGAAGCGGGAAAGGCATATTCGGGGATCTGATAGGGAACGCCGCGCACTCCCGCCAGCTGCTCGGCAAGGTGTTCCAGTTCGCCAAGCTCGCGTGCCTGTGACGCCGCGCGCTTGCGCCAGAATGCCGCGTCGTGGATTTCCTTGGGCATCGGAGGCGGTGGAATAACGGGGGGCTCTTTCGGGTCGCCAACTTCGACCGGAGTGCGCTGCCAATCGGGCAGGCGGGCATACCACTCGCGCAGGGTGCCGTGCTTGACGCGAAGCTGTTGGGCAGCGGCGCGAATGTTACCACCATGCGCGGCGATAACGGCAAGCCGGTGGGCTATCTGCTCAGGCGTGAACGGAACGGGCATTGCAATCCCTTCGATGTGTGGATGGGGGACGCCCCGGCAATTGCACTTGACATCCAGAGGGCTTCGCGCGCCAAAAGGCGCTGACAAGAAGGAGAAGATACCAATGCGACACTATGCTCTGGCCGCTAGCGCGCTTCTGCTCACCGCGTGCGCATCCACCCAGTCGGTGATGGACAAGGCACCGACCGAGGTGTTCTATTCCGAGAAGAGCCAGAACGAGGTGGCCTTTTGCCTGGCGAACAAGAACAACACTAACGCCCTTGACCGGGATGACGGGTCAAAGGTCGTGCTGATCAAGAACGGCTATGGCGGCGTCTCGCTGGCATTCACGATCTATCCTGAACCGAAGGGTAGTCGCGTCGAGTATCGCAAGGAGTTCGGCACGATCGGCGGGATCTGGAAGCAGTGCATCGGGATCGAGGAGGGCTGATCAGGTTACCTGTTGCGCACCCGGTAGCGGACGCTGCGCTCATCAATCCGGCCTTGGCTGGTCGTGATCTGGCAGGTGACGACATAATCCGCGCCTGCAGTCCCGCCGCTGATGCGATAGGAAACCACGCCGGTTGCTTGCGTCACCTGGTCGACCGTGATGCCGATGGTGGCGGTTATTGATTGCGCGGTGATCGTTTCGCCGTTTTGAAGCCAATCTGCCCAGTTGATCCCGTGGCGCAATGTGGCCTGCGGGTCTTTCGGCGGTGCGGTGAATGTGTAGCTCATCAAGCGGCCTCTTGTATGACGATGAAAACGGTCTGCTCGAGCTCGACAGTGAAGACGGGCTGCTCGGGCTCGACAGTGAAGGTGAGGCTGGGAGCGAAAATGACAAAATCGCTGTAGCTGCCAAGCGCGCTTGCCGTTGCGACCAGCGTTAGGGCAGGAGCAACCGCCGCGCCGGCACCCTCGACAGGCTGGGCCGCAGCGGTACCGTCGCCCGATGCGACCGGCTGCGATAGAGACAGCGCGGGGGCAACGGCGGCACCAGTGCCAGTGACGCCAGAAACGACAAACTCGCCGGACGCGGATGCGACCGGAGCGTCGAGTGTCAGGGCAGGGGCGACAGCATCAGCCGTGCTGGTGACGGGCGCGATATGTGCTGCCGCGCCGTCAGCCGTGGCGGATAGCGTCAGCGCGGGGGCCGTGGCCTCGGCGGTGCCGGTGACGCCTGCTGCGACAAACTCACCGCTTGCGCTGGCAACAGGCGCGTCGAGCGTGAGGTTCGGCGCAACTGCGCTGCCCGTGCCTGTAACGCCAGAGACGACAAACTCGCCAGACGCTGCCGCCGCCGGATTGTCGAGGGTCAGGTTCGGCGCAACAGCAGAACCGATGCCGCTGATGCCCGCGACCGCATCCTCTAGCAGCAGCCCGTCGCCGTCCTCCTTGAGCAGCCGGAAGCCGTTCTCTAGCAGGATATCGGTGTCAGTGCCTGCTGACGATTGCGCGCCCGCGCCCGAGGCCGTTGCTGAAAGCAGCAGCGAGGGTGCAGTCAGCGCGCCAGTGGCAGCGACAGGCGCAATCGTAGCGCCAGCGGCATCGGCCGTTGCCGAGAGAGTAAGCCCTGGAGCGACAGCGGCAGCCGTACCGCTGACGGGCGCAACCGTGTTACCTGCGGCATCAGCCGTTGCCGAGAGGGTAAGCTCTGGAGCGACCGCTGCCCCAATGCCGGTGATCTCGCCAGCACCGCCGCTGCCTAGCAAGGGAACGCGAATGCGGAGCATATCAGTCTCCGATCAAGGGCGGGCGGTTGGCGAATGGATGCCCAGCAACCAAGGCGGCTTCTCGCAGGCCCCACTTCCAAGCAAGGTGCCCCTCGATCTGTTGCCGGACAGTGGTGCTGGCAATAGAGGCAAGGACGACGATTTCAGCGATGTAGCCGACAAGTGGGGCTATGCTATTGCCACATGCGCCGATCTGCAAAGCGAACGAAGCATCGGTGGCAACCGGAGCGTTCGTATCCACGTTGGCTTGAGTGAGAGACCGGTTAACTCTGAGGAATGACCTGTTAGCAGTCGTTGCGTTGCCCGGATCACCGATGTGCGAAATGAGGACAGGTGTCCCGCCGGGATGTACGCCGTTTGCCGACAGATTATTTACCGCAACCTGACCAACTACCCCTCGTCCTATCTGCGAAAGTGCCATATCGTTTCTGGAAGAACTGACTCTGTCGTCGTAAACCAGATAAAAACCAGTGTTCGCTGACAAAGCCGCATTGCTCCCCATCAAGCCGTAAATCGCGTTGGGGTCGCTTACGGTCCCCGCTTTCCAGACCGCGAAGACACTCGAGCCGGTCGTGTTATGCAGGAAGTTCCATGTTGCCACTGTATTCGCGGATGTCAGCCATTGAGACCCGCTGAATGACAGCACTGGAAGGCCATTTAAGCCCGCTTGCGTGAGCGTGGGTTGTACCCCGCCATTCCCTTGCGTGAAGTTCCGTCCGTTCGGGCCTTTATCCCGCCATTGGCTAACGCCCGTGGCCGTGCTGATCGTGGACAGGTCAGCCGCGTCCAGCCACAAGGCGGGGCGCAACAGCGAAGGCGTCCACAACCGCCTTTGCAACTGCGCCTCGTCCAGCGGCGAAACCCCGCGCGGCATTAGCTTACATCTTCGTTGAACGCGCGAACGTAAAGCTCATTCCCGCTTGCCGCAGTCGAAACCCCAGCATTATTGACCACCTGCAACCTAAGCGAAAACGGGTAGAGCCTCACTAACGGGAAGGACACCACCTTAGCCGAAGCCCCCGTGGTCAGCGCCGCCGTGTAGCTATCAAAAGACCCGCCGTTGAGATCAGGCGTGTCTGTGCCATCCCCGCTGTAAACGCGCAGCGTGATCGAGCCGCCAGCAGTCGGGGTGAGCGACCCCAGCTTGACTGTGACAATCCCATAAAGATCGCGGTTTGTGCTGTTATCGTAGGTGATCGCCGTCCCGGCACTGCCGTTCGCCAGCGAGTTGAACGTGGTGCCAGCAAGATTGCTAGACCTTGTGCTGGGTGCTGCCCATTTTGCTACGGCCATTTATCAGACCCCTGCCCACTGATTGACGAAGGAGGCGGTGACAAACTCAAGATCGTTATCCGGTGAAGCAGATGCATCGGCTTGGATCGTCGCATTGCTACACATCCAACGATATTCCGCGTCCAAATCCGCTTCATAGTTGGCGATGATCTTGTTGGCCCATGTTAGGCGCGCAGCATGGTTGGCCGTCTGCGCGCTTTCATTGAGAACATTCCACGCCGCCTTAATTCGAGCGGCGCGGAACCTCTGCCGCAGCAGCGGATTTCCGACAATTAAGGCGTCTAACTGTTCTAATGTTGGCACTGGCATGTTTTAGCTCCTGTCTTGAGAACATCATTCAACCCGGTCACAGCGCCAGATCCACTTGTCTGACAGCATCGCCCTTGCGCCGCTCAAACCGGACGCGCTTGGCGTTCGGAAAGTGTGCTGCAACGCCTTCCCGCCATTGCGCGGGGGTCAGCGGCGTGCCGATCCAGCCTTGAAGGTGCAGGCAATCGCCGTCCTCGGTCACCACGATCATGCGGCCATATTCTGGCCCGTCGCCATCGCAGACGCGCACCAGGTGCGAGCCGAGCGGCAGAGGCGTGACGACGAGGCGCATTAGAAATGGGTGATGACGACGACGACGCCGTCAGCGCCATTGCCGCCAGCGCCCGAGTTGTTGCCGTTGACCGAGGCACCGCCTCCGCCACCACCACCGCCGTAAAGACTGCCATTTGCGCCCGATCCAGCAGCGCCAGACGTTGACGCACCGCCGCCGCCCGCACCCAAGCCGTAAAGATAGAGCGAGCTATTCGGCTCAGTAGGCGCTGTGCCGCTTGCCCCCACGCCGCCGCCCGCAGCGCTGGACAGCCCCGTGCCATAGAGAATAGAATAGCCGCCGCCGCCTCCGGTGCCTGCGGTGTTGCCCGGTGTAATTGAACCCCCGCCGCCGCCCCCGGTGCAGCCAACGGTCGTTGCAGAAAGCTGGCCAAGAGGAGTCGCTCCATTGCCGCCACTCACATCCGTGCCACCGCCTGGAGAGCCTGAAAGGGTGCCTAGTCCTTGCCCGGAGTCGCTGCCTATCCCTGAGCCAAGGGAAGAAGCAGCGCCAGCCCCGCCGCCCTGGGCAGCAAACACACGCAAAGCAGTACCGAAGGATGAAACGCCGCCAGCACCGCCTGCTAGCCCATCAGTGTCATTTGTAGTTCGCGCAGCAGCACCCGTGCCGCCAGCGCCGACAGTAACGGTGACCGTGCTTGACAGCGCAGACGCTTGGAAAGTGCCACGCGCAGCGCCAGCCCCGCCGCCGCCGCCACCGCCAGACCGCGCAGTGCCAGCAGCCCCACGACGCCCAGAGCCGCCGCCACCGCCGCCGCCAATGATCAGAACCTCGACAAGCTTAGCGCCCGCAGGCTTTGTCCAAGTCGCGGTTCCCGGTGTGGTGTAAACGGCAATCTGTGCGGTGCGGTCGTAAAGCTCTGTAAAGTTGTCGTTGATCTTGCCACGGGCGCTTAGGCCAGTATCGCCGTTGTTAATTACTGCTTTGGCCATGATTAGCTATCCTTCCATGTGTTGGTATCATCCCAAGAGCCGAGGTCGTTCCATGCCCCTGTGGCGAGTATCCAGCCCCCAGCAGTTCCAAGGGTGTTGCTGTTTGCGGTTGCACTGCCTTCGGAATTTGTAGCGGTGACAACGCGGCGAAGATCGAGGCTTTCGGTTGCCAGCGTGTCCGTGAAGTTTTGGCCTGTTGCACCGCTAATATTGGCCCATCCGCCACTGTTTGCTTGCCACTGGTAAGACAGGGTCGGCGTGGGGTTGCCGGTCGCCGTTGCCGCCGTTCCGGTGATCGTGTTGCCGTTGCCACGCGTGCCTGTGATAGAGCCTGCGCTCGTAATCACCGGAGCGGTTGGCGCAGATTCGCGGCTTATGGATACGACGATCATCCCCTGCGAGGGGAAATTGGTCTTGGACGTGACGCCAAAGGTTCCGCCCGAACGCCTTGTTCCCCAGCGCATCTTGCGGTCGCCGGAGGCCGTATTTGCGGCAGAAGCATAGACCGAGGTGCCATCAAGGAAGTTGTCGTATTGCGTATCTGCGCCGAAGTAAGCGTATAGAGCGAGGCCACCGTTTCTGACTTCGATTGGCGGGGCAGTGAACAGGCGGCGATCAAGGTAAAGGCTGCTCATTGGCACGGTGCTGGCGGCCATTTCGGCGGCAGGCTGAATTGATCCAGTGAAGGCACCCGGCGCAATTGCGCAATAGTTGAACTGGTTGTTGCTTGTAACAACGACATTGTAGGTGCCGGCGGTCAAGACCTGAGCCGGAGGCCCGACCCAGAGCGTAAAGCGTTCCTGACCCGTGGGGATATAGGCAATCGCGGTGGCTGAAACGCCGTTAATCGTAACCGCGCTGGCTGAGTTTGCCCCATCCTCGACCATGAGAACGGGCCGACCCGCAGGGAACGTGACGTTGTTGAAGAAACTCTGCCCGACGCTCCAAGTGTCATAGGTCAGGCGGCTATCGGTTGAAGCTGCAAATTCAACAAGTGTGGACGGCGCTGTGCGGACGGTGAATGTGTCGGTGGTCGCCCCAACGGTCACGGGGACATCAACGGCTGTGTCGATTGTGGCAGCAGCCGTGCCTTCGACAAACAGGAAGTCGCCGTTGCAAACAGGCAGAGGCCCAGCGCCGAAGGTCGGCGTGCCTCTGGCGATGCGGCCACCTGTAACGCTTGCCGATACACTGCGCCCGATTGACATGCCAGTGATGACCGTTCGGCCTGTGGCGACGGCGCTTAGTGCCAGATTGTTTTGGTCGATGATGCCAAGAGGCGCAGGCGCGGTCGCAGAAGAGTTTGCAAGAAGGGGGTCAAGAACGGCGCGGATAACCTCAAACATTCGTACGTGACCGCCATCCGAGGACGGGTGCAGCGTGTCCGAATAAAGGAAGGTGTCCGTTGCGTCTGCGTCGGTAAAAACGTCACCGATTGGCGCATAGGCGTCGATGCCGTTACCAACGCGGGCGCGAAGGGCGGGGTTTGCAATGGCGCGTGGCGCGTTCGGGCCATCGTTCGGTGCTGCACCGGGGACAACACCACCCACGACAATCTTGACGCCGGGGACGTTGGCGCGAATGTAATCTGTGTAAAGCAAGAGATTGGAAAGCCAATCGCGGGTCGGGCTGCTTCCATCAACGGTGTCCCAAAGGCCGGGCTGCGCAATATCATTCGTGCCGATCAGGATGCTTAGAACGTCAGGCTTGTTTGCAATAGTTTGCTGGACGCGGCCCCAAAGCGAATTGGTGCCGGATGCCTGTGATGAATTGCCGACTGCCGCAATGGCGATAGCCTGATTGACGCTGGGGAAGGTTGGGTTGGCAGCAGCCCACCGGAAGGCGTAGCTGTTGCCCCAAGTCGTGATGCTGTCGCCTTCGAACACAACGCGAGCCGCCCCAACAGCCGAGTCGGTCATAAAGCCCGCGCCGCGCACCATGTTGCTGTCTAGGCCGTTGTTTGTGTGCACCCAGCTTAGGTAATAGCTGGTTGCCGGGCTTAGGCCCGTGACGGGAATGGTCTGGCGTCCCACGTTAGTGACGCTCTGCGATCCAAACTGGACTGCGCCCGTTCCAGCCTTAATTGTGGCAGCGGAAAGCACACCTTTGTTAGTCGAAATGAACCAGTACAGCGTGCCATTGTTTGCGGTCGTGTTGACTGTGAGATTGGCTGCGCTCGTGCCGATGTAATAGTCAATCGGATCGGACAGCACAGGAACCGCCAAGCTGACAACAGTAATGGTGAGCGTCTGAGTAATCACCGAACCAGCGCCATTGTCTGCCCGCACCGTGATAGTGTGGCTGGCCTTCGTCGCGAAGCTAACGGCCGCATTTGTATTAAGGTTGCTGCCAGAAATTACAAACTTATTGTCGGGGTCGGCAATTTCCGTGAACGTGTAAACGCCGGTTCCGCCCACAACCGAAAGTACGCCAACGGTCGAGCCGGACACAGCACTTTCGAGCACGCGGGATGCGGTGATTTCTATACGAACCCCCAAACGCGCCAATTCCGATGCCAGTAGCGACGCTTGTATCCTTTTCGTCACCGCGCCCTGCACAATCGGGACAAGCTCTGTCCCCGCCAGCGGCGTAGTTGCCGCCGGAAGGTCACTGATTTTTGCGTCGGCCATCGGAGCCTCCTATTAGGCGTAAGAGGCGGTCTGAGTGACGGTGAGCGAGGTGACGGAAACCGAGCCGCCCGCCACGATCTGCCCGCCAGACAGGTTCGACAGGTTCAGTTCCTGACCCGAAGCGCCCGCCGTGCCTTGATAGACAACGGTCGTGCCGTTCGATGCCAGCAGCCGGAAGAAGGTCGGCGTGCCAGTCGCGTCCGCGCTGGTGTCAGCCGAGATAGCGTTGGCGGTTGCAACGCCCGAAGACGCCGCGCCAAACGCGGTTGCGCCGAGGGTCAACTGGGCCAGAAGCGTGTTGCCCGAAAGCGCGCCGTCAGCATTGGCCGGTGCGGTGCCCGAGTAAATGCGCAGGCTTCCGTTGTTGACGGTGGCGGTGATGGCATTAAGCGCCGCATCGCGGGCAGCGTTCGCGCCAGTGGTGCGCGAGGCAGAAGCAAAAGTTCCCATGGGGTAATTCCTTTCGTGAAAATTAAGGCTGAATGTGAAACTGCCGCTCGACCCATTCGATCAGCGCGCCCAGTTGGGTCGCTTGCTGTTCTGCGATCTCGCGGCAGCGGATTTCGGTGGTCAGGTCTGGGGCAGGAAGTGCTCGACAATCGGGCGCTGCATCAGTTCGGGCGGCGGGGTCGCCGGTTTCGGGCACTGACAAACCACCGGACGCACCTCGAGCACCGGCTCGGGCTTGGGCTTGCAAGCGGGCAGCGCGAGCGCGCAACTCAGCAATGCGGCGGCTGTAATCTTGGCGGACTTCATCGGTGATCTCCTCTTGGCGGGCGACAACGCGGGCCAATCGTTCGGCTTCCATGCGGGCGGCTTCGGCCTGGGCGTCCTCGTAAGCGCGCTTGGTGGCGATGTGGCGGGCTTCGGCTAGCTCCAGGTCAATGCGGATCGAGCGAACCTCGCCTTCCAATTCCTGCGCGTAAGGCTTCCACCCTTGCGGGCCGATGGCGCCGATGATCGGCAGCCGGATCTGGAAGCCTTCAAGCCGCACGGTCTGGGTGGTGCAGCCGACAACGGCGACAAGCAGCAACAGAGCCGACAGCCCTAGCTTGATGCCGGTCAGGGCGTATCGCGGGGCAAGCCACGGCGGGAGAGGTGGCAGCATCAGAAACTCCAAACCCATTGCGCGGCTTTCACCAGCACGGTTGCGATAGCGAACAAGGCCGCCCCCGCGCCAAGCAGCGACAGCACGGCAAACGCCGTAAAGGCCACGATGGCCTTGCGCTCATCCTCGGGGCTGGGGAGCATCGTCACAGCCCCTTCAAGCACAGATCGCGCTCGCGCTGGCGGCGCAGGGTCAGGCCGCGCACCTCGCGCCCACCGGCCTTATTCCAGCGCAAGTAAGCATCGCATCCGCCGCGCCAGTCGCCTGCATTGAACCGGCGCGCAGCGGTCGATCGGCAGAAGCCGGTGGTGCCAATATTGTAAGCAAGGCTCACAGAGGCGACTAACTGGTTCTGGCGCTCCGGTCGGGCCAGCGCCGGCACACAAGCGAGGACGGGCTTGGCGTGTGCGACAAGCTGCTGTTCGAGCCGCCGGGTGCAGCCCGCTTCGGTTTCCACCATGCCAGGGCGGACATTCTTGGTGTCGCCATCGCAGATCGTCCACACGCCCACGATGTCGGCATAGGCGCGCAGATATTGCGGGCCGCTGACATGGCGCACCACAAGCTCGCCTTGCGGGGTCACGCTCGCATCCACCTTGCGACCGCTTTCGTCATGCGGGAGCATCACGGCCAAGGCGGCGGCAGCGGTTGCCCCCACCAGTGCGACAAGCGCGCTCTTGGGCGAAACGTCCGGGTCAGGTTGCTGTGCCATCAGGCTTGCTCCCCTGCTGCCACAGTCTCAGAACGGTCGGCCCGAAGAACGCCACCGCGCCCACAGCCACGGCAGCAACCGCGCGCTGTGTCGGATCCGTGGGCATGAAGTTGATGATGCCAAGCAGCAGTTGCGGATTGGACGCGAACGCCGTCACCACAGCGCCAATCAGCGCGGCCAGTTGCACGCTCGAAAACCGCCACGCCTTGCGCCACTCGGGGATTAGATGCTTGTCGAGCCAGTCAATCATAGGTCGTCCCTTTCCTTGCCAAGCAGCCCTTGAATGGTGTCGGTTTCGAGTATCCGAATTAAAGTCCAGATGATGGTGAGCAGCGCGGCAACAGCGGGCAGGATGCTGGCAAGCGAACCGAGCAAAGTTGCTATCGACAAGACATCCCCTGCGATTTTTGCGGTTTCGGGCAGGTCGTGAAAGGGGTCGTTCATGCTGGCAGATCCTTGCTCATCACGATTTCGTTCTCGCGCCAGACCACCCACTCACCGGGCGAGCAGATGCGCTCCGCCGCGCCGTTCTCGACGGCGGCAATTGCCTGTTCTTTTGTCATGATTATCGTCTCAGGTTGCGATGACGGTTGAGCCGAGTGTGTTGAACATCACCCGAGATTTATCCTTGCAAGAATGTTTCGGATGCGGATTGAGCGCCGCCAGCAGTTCCCGGCGCTCGCACTTCCGTCAGACGAAACTCAAAGACCCGCGTTGCGCCAGTCGAATTGGTGAAGGTAGCAGAGACGTTATCTAGCCCCGGCTCGCTCGCGTTAATAGGTGAGCCCGTACCAGTGGCGACGGTGTTCCATGTCACATCCCCCGCTTGGCGCTGCTCGATACGGGCAGCGATGGTGCCGCTTGTGCCGCCTGCAAGGCGCGACACCTGACCTTCAAGAAAATTGCCCGCGCCATCCGCAAGCAAGCGGGTGATGATCTGTTGAAAGCCTACCGTAATGGTGCTGTTAAATGTCGCGCTTGCAAAATAAGTGACGTTCACAGGCAGATCGACCCGCGCGCCGTCCGTGTGGGTGTAGCGCACGACATAAGCGCCCGAGGCCACGATACCGGACAGCGTGACGGTGCCGGTGCTGGCATTGATAGAAGCCGATCCTGCGCCGAGGTTGGTTGAAGGCAAGCTCCACGTTCCGCCCGTGATTGTCGTCGTCTCGCGCTTGGCGGTGTGCGTCACGGTGCGGTTGCCGGTGTGGCCTGCCTCGCCCTGCTTGATCTCGATGCTTGGGAACTGCGGCTCAATGCTGCGCTGGGCGGTGGCGGTAATGTCAGCCGAGGTGCGCCAGTTGGAGCCGTCCCATTGATAAATCTCGCGCGTGTCGGTTGCGTGGTATTCCTGCCCTATGAACTGGCCCGAGGCAGGCCGCGCAGAAAGCAGTCCCTGAAGCGAACTGCGGCGGTTATCGACGCTGATGCTCGCCGTCCCGATGCCATTGATGACGCCGTTGCCATCGATGGTGATGATGTTGTTCGGGTCAGCCCCGTCGCTGGCGTTCGGGCCGGGGGTGTAGGGTGGATGGACTGTCTGGTCTGCCGCTGCCGAAGTGACCATCGGTTCAAGAAAGCCAACCTGCAGCTGCCCCGCGCCTGCCGATTGCGCGCTTATTGCTATTACGGCGCTGCGTGCGCTGGCGGGCACAGTTGAAAAACCAGAGAATCGGCCCGACGCCTCACTCACCCCTAGCAAGGCCGTCGCTATGGATGTGCTACCAACTTGATTATTTGCTGCATCCCGATAATCGACAAAAAGCAACCAATTAATAGGGTTCGGGCCGCTAATAGGAAACGCCTGAAGCAAACTTGAAATTGAAAGTCGCTCACCGGGAACCACGGGGAAAGGAGGATTATTAAACAAGAAATGAAATTGCCCGCTTGCCGTAAAGGTCGGCTGCGAAACGATGAATTGCCGCCCGTCAAATGTAACCGGGAAAGGGTTTCCGCCGATAGGAGCGCCAGAGCCGCCCCAACCCCGCCCACCCTCAAACCGCGAGAACGGCACGCGGTTCGCGTTGCCTGCGAACGCATCCCGATCCACCCGCACCAGCGTGATCTTGTCGGTGATCCCGCCCAGCGTGGCCGTAACCGTCACCTGTCGGTTCGCGCCGAAGTCCGCGACCGTCACCGTGCGCGTGTTGCCCGAGCCGCCCAGCGTCACCGAAGGCGAGGTTGACCATGTGGCCGTGCCGCTCAGGTTATTCAGCAGTGCCGTCAGCGTGATGGTCTGCGAGCTAGGATTGGCCGCGCCATCGGTGAAGGTGAACGCCTGATTATCGACCGTCAGTTGCAGCCTCGGCCCGGTCACGCCCTGCTTCGACTTCGCTAGCGTGTAGGTGCGGTCGTAATTCACGCCCACCCATGCCGCGCGGATCGTCGCCGTCGCCAGATCAACGCCGGGGTCGGTGACGGTGAAAACGCCGCTACTGGAATTGATGCTGATCCAGCTTGGCGAGGCAGGTGTCTGTGCCGCAATCGAAAAGGTCGGGGTCAGCACCACATCGCCGCGCAGCAAGCGCATCTGCCCGCCCGCGCTGCTGTAATCCCCGCCGCTGCCATCCGCAGCCGTGGCGACAACGTGCGCTTCGTTGTCCACAATCACGCTGATGCCAGCAAGCCCGTCCGCACCCGCAGGCCCGCTGCCAGCATTCGCCAGCAAGGCCCACCGCGCCACATCGGGCGGCGCATTGCCGGTGCTGCTCGCCACGATCAACTGATAGGACGAACCCGAGAAGATAACGCTGTCGCCGCGCACATAGGTGGTGCCCGCTGCATAGGTGCCGCGCGGGACGTTGCGGGTCGCGCCAGCCTCACCGGGCTGCAATTCCTCGGCAGTGCGGCCGTCATCAAACTCGACATCGACCGCGCGCGGGGTAATCGCCGCAGCCGCCAGTAGGTCGCGCTCCTCGGTCGTCTGCAACAGCGTCGGGGTCGGTGGGGGAGAGGCAACCTTTCCTAAAGCGAAGTCATGCTTGCCGGGGGTTTCCGACTTGAGCGACAGCGACACCGCAAGGCTCTGCGGATTGAGGCTGCGCTGGTTAATAACCGCCAGCCCGTCATAGGCGACAAGGCTGCTGTCGATCTCAATGCAATCGCCAGGACGGTAAAAGCGCCAACTCGCCTTGGCCTGCAAGTCCATCGGGCCGATTTCGCGGCTGTCTGTCATCGCATAAGCGGCCAACTCGCCCGCCTGCGCCGCATTCGTCACGCCGTTCAAAGGGTAAACCTGTGTCAGCTTTGCGCCGCCGTCTTCGGTGCGATAGGTGGATCCGACAATTTCCGCTGCCGTAATCTGCTGCCAGTTATGATCCGGCGAAATATATTGCGGGCGCACCCCGTTCATCCGGTCGCGCACGGTCTGCACCGCATCAGTGCCGCCGCCCGCCTCAAGAATATCGTCATCGGTCAGCGTGGCAAGCGCAAGGCGCGGACGGTGCCAATCGAACGACAGCAACCCGCCGGCCTGATACCAGCGCGCGCCGCCAGCTGCACAAAGGTCGTCAAGGTTGCGCACCCGCTGCTCGCGCAGGTTCGCGCCCGTGCCGCCTTCGGTCAGGATCATGTTGACCGTCCAGGTGTTCGCATCGCAGTCATTCGCCCAATCGACGATTGCTGCCATGTCGAGCGTATCGACAGGCTGGCCGAGGCCGAACACGCGCAGGCCGTTCTGAAACCGCCCGAGGGCATAGGTCACGGCATGGCAGGCGGGATTGCGGCTGTAGACGTAGGTGCTTTCGACACCAGCGCGGCAAGCACCGGAGCCGCCCGGATAGGTGCTGTCCTGCCGGGGGTCATAGACCTTTTCGCCTTCGCACAGCGCCGTGTAGATCGGCAGGCCCGAGGCAAACACCTTGCCCTCGCGGTCAAACTTGAAGTTCAGCCCGACATGGGCGCAGCCCGACAAGCGGCTAGATGTCGTCCATCCCGGCGCGGCACCGAAAGGCGGAACCAGCGCGGTTGTTTGCGGGCGCGTGCCGAGGTTTTGGACGCTGTTAAAGAACCCACCGAAATAGCCGTTATCGACAAGGGCGAAATCGAAATACTCGCCCACGATGCCTTGAATAGGCCCGACGCCAGACAGGACGCGCACCTGCCAGCGGAAGGGGTTAGGCACCTTCTTGAGCGTGGCGCCATAGGCGACATCGTGGCGCATCACGCCGCCCGTCATCACCCGCCCGACGATGTATGGTCGGGGTGGTTCGATGTCGATAACGACTTGCGCTGGCGAACCGCGCGCGATTGGCTTGGGGGCCAGAATTTGCGAGGCAGCTGAAGCCACACCTGCGGTTGTGCTGGCAATCGCTGCAATGGTGCCAATCTTGACGCCCGCGACAACAACGGCAGACCCCGCGACCGCGCCCACACCCGTGGCGATTAGCGCAGCGGCGGCGGCAATGGTGGCAACGGTGCGAAGGGTCTTGCTCATAGTCGCCAAGCCCCCGTGCAAAGCGCATAGCCCTCATCGGTCAGCCGCGCGATCTGGCACTCGGCTGCATCCTCATGCCAACCGATAACCGCGCGCAACTGCCCGTAGATCATCAGCGCATCAAACCCGCCTTCATCACCCGGAAACGCGGCGACATCGCCGGTCAGCATTTGCGCTGCCGGAATGCGCGGAAAGTGCTTGTCCATCAGTTCGGGCAATGTCTCGACACCTTCCGCCCGAAGTGCTTTCATCGCGCCGACAGCCGAACGAAAGCGCGGCACGATCGGCAACTGGTGGCCCATCTGCGCAGCATGAAACCGCAGCAAGTGAATGCAGGTCGCCTGCTTCGACCAGTCAAATTCACGGCCCGCAAACCGCTTTTGCGTGGCCTGTGTCGCCGCAACCCGGCGCTGAAGCTCATTCATCGGGCAAACTCTTGCGTAAAGGCGTCGAACCCGCCGCCGCCAAAGCCGCCGTTGCCGAAATTGACGCCGCCCCCGCCGCGCGCACTTTCAACGCCCCATGTTACGGTCTTGACCAGACCCGACGCCTGATCGTGGCCTGTCTCGCCCGAATAAAGGCTCTTGTGAAACTCAGCCGACAGCCCGTTGCCGTCATCGCTGAACAGCAAGACCTCGGTTTCCGGCACGTTGGAAAGCAGAATCTGCAATTGCTGAAAGGCAAATTGCTGCCGAACCCGATCCATCCGCCCCGCGAACCGCAGATCGGGCGTGCCGACAACCGCGCCCGTCGAAGGGTTGAACTCTGCCAGCCACAGCCGCATGGCCGAACGCGCAAACGCACCAGCCTGCAAAGGCGCAAGCGCCGCGTTGCTCGGCGGGACAAACACGATTTCCTGCTCAGGCAGTTCCGCCCCAAAGCCTTCGGAGACTTCCCCGATCTGCGCGATGCTGCCAATCGTCGAATGCTCGGCAGTGTACGTGTTTCCGCCGTACACGGTCACGCCCCCGTCGCTCAGGTAAACCGTCCCGCCGGGTAGATCGAGGCGCAGCAGCCAGGTCGCCCCGTTCATCGGACTTCCTTCAGGCTAAACTCGATCGGGAACACGCGGTTGACATCAACGCTCCAAGACCAATCCCCCGGCAGCAAGCCTTCAACCTGCGGTTCGGCCAGATTGACCACGGTGTTATCGGCAAAGCTGTCGCGCAGCAGCTCGTTCAATTCGATCGTGGCCTGACCCGATCCGTTCGCAGTCGCGCCCACACCGACCGAGTGCAGGAAGTGCTGCCCCGACTTGACCAGCGACAGCCAAAAGCCCTCTTGGATGACATAGCCAGCGGTCAGCCCGTCAATTGCAATCGTGCGCCCGGTCGTGACCGCGCCATTGAGCAGCGGCGCCCCCGGCGTTCCCTGCGAATGCAGCAGCGGCAGCTTGACCCGCACACCGCCCTGCTTGCCCGCGATCAGCCGCGCGACCATCACGCGCCCGTTTTCCGGCGTGTAGGGGCCGAAGGTGAATGCGACCGTGTAACGCCCTCCTTTACGCGGGATGTAGTCATCAGACTGTATTCCAGTTTGCGTAAAGCCCGCATCGTTAAACGTGGCCTGAAAGCTGCCGGGGACGGCGAATGTGGGCAGATCGATCATCGCACCCGCCTTGCCTGCCGCGCTGCCATCTGGCCCTGCGCCATTGCCGCGCCAGCGCCCGCGATAGCCGGGGCGGTCGCCGCGATCTGATCATTGACAAAGGCGGTCAGGTTGCCGCTGCGCGGATCAACGCCGACCGTGACATGAACCCGCCCGCCCAGGTTATCATTGGAATGAATGCGCCCATGCCCCGGCGGGGTGAACAATTCGGGACCACGCTCGCCAACCAGATAAGAGCGCCCAGCATTGACTTGCCCGCCGTTTGCACGCGAACCCGACACTGGCGCGTTAAGTCGGCCCTGAAGCCCCGAACCGAACGCGCCTGCACTGCCAAGCTGCATGAAAATATCAAGCACCCCGCCAAGGATGCCGAGGAAATCGCCGTTGCGGATCGAGTTCGTTAAACCTTGAAGGCTCGACGTAATCCGCTGCGACATTTGCGCGAAACTGTCGGCGACAGAAACGGTCGTGATCTTGGACTTGCCTTGCAGTTCCTCAAGGCTCTTGCCGATGTCATCATTCGCGGCGACAACACGCTTTGCAGCTTCAAGCGGGCCTTGCGTGATAAGGTCGCGCGAAACGTCGGCTTCACCGCTAATGCCCAAAATCCGGCGGCGATCTTCCGCGATCTGTTCGGCGGTACGCTTGCTGTTCGCGCTGACCATTTCGAGTTGGGTCATTTGGCGGCGCGTGGTGTTCTCGGGGTATAACTGCTCTAGAAGGTCAGCCATTTCGTCCCGCGTGTCCCTGATGCCAGCACTAGCGCGGCCTGCCGAAGCGCCCACCTTATCAAGATTGGCGGAAATGGCGGGAAGCCCAGAAGGCGCATTGACCGCAGCAGCCCCCTTGCCCATTGCCGCCAATTCGCCCGCAATGTTGATTGACGACAGGCTGAGAGGGCCAGATCCAAGGCCAATGGCATCGCGTGAGGCCGACGCCCTGGATGCACCGCCGACGCGCTCAATCAGAGCCACAACGGCAGATAGCGGATTGATGAGCAGCCGCGCGCGCTCATAAAGAAACCCGATCCGCTCGCCGGTTAGCCCGATAGCTCCGGTGAAGGACAGGAATGACGCGGACGCCCTTGACGCCCATCCACCAATGACGCGCAGACCCTCGACAAGATTGGCCGTGCTGCTGGCGGTCGCATTCATTGCCTGCGCCGCATTCGCCATCATCGTAATGAGTTCGGCGGTCACAGTGATGAGCGGGGTCAACTGCGGCAAGAGCTTCTGCCCAACCGCAACCTGCAATTCCTCGACCGCTGCATTCATGGTCTTGATCTGGTTTGCGGTGCTGCCGCTGGTGCGCTCAACATCGCCTTGCGCAAGGGCAAGCTGCTCTTGGATAATCGCAGCGCGGGCCACGATCTTCTCCTGATCAGTTAGCTCACCGTTAACACCAGCAAGACCAAGCTCAGCCGCTTTCGCCTGCACTGCCGCTTCATTCAAGAACACGCCCACAGCGCGCAGCGGCTCGGCCTCACCGACCAGACCGGCAAACAGCTTTTGCTGGGCCACTTCGTTCGACAGGTTCTTGAAGCTGGCGAGGTCTTGCGTCAGCACCGCAAACTGCTTGGACATTTCCGCCGCCTGCGCGGGGTCGAGCGCCTTGCCGAACAACTCCTGAAACGCCAGCGTGCCGCGCATAATCTCTTGCGTCGAGCGGCCTAGCGCGTTGCCGGTTTCTTCGGCCCACTTGCGAACATCGCCAGCCATGTTTCCGAACACGACATTGAAGGCGCTGCCCATTTCCTCGGCGTCAATCGCGGCTTGCACCGACTTCTTGCCAAAGTCGAAAATGACGTTGCCAATGCCAGCAGCCACCAGCGCCACACCGACCTTTTTGAACGCACTCGACATTCCAACCGCTGCGCCGTCCACATCGTCAGCGGTGCGCTTGGCCTGCTTGCCAACGCGATCAAGTTCGCGCTCACCTTGCTTCAGACCGCGCGTGTCGGCGTCAAGAACGAGGCGCGCAAAGTCGGTCATAGATCGCGCTCCATAGGTGACTTGCGCAAGGGGTTGCGATCAGCAACTTCCACGCAATAGGCTCGGGACATATCGGCGAGACAGGACGCCTCGCACGGCGCCAGATCGGCTTGTGTGAGGCGGTTGAATGCCTCAATTTCGGCCCACTCAAGCGGGGCAGCGCCTGCCATGCTGTCACTGGCATATCCAAGCGCCTGCCATAGATCGGCCAGACGTTCGGTTTCTGGCAGTTCAGGCAGAGTTTCGCCAAACAGGGCAAGGCGGTTTTCTTCTTGCCCCTCGGGCTTTGCATAAAGCCACCCGACCTGCGCAGCGAAGGTTACGAGGCGCTGTCGGCTTCGGTAAAAAGGCGATGTTCTTCCGCGATTGCTGAATTGACCTGTCCGAAGAACAGCGTGCCGGGGCCGCAGACTTTCAGAATGTTCTCGGCGGTCAGTTCAAGCGCAAGGCCGTCCCATTCAATGCCATCCCATTCGGCGACAGAGGCCACCACCAGCGCGGCCATGGCCTGTTCTAGTTCGTCCTGAAACTTGGCAAGAACACCGTCTGCATCGCGGTCGCTGGTGCGTGCCATGCGCTCGCCCTTAAGCGCCTGCACACGCTCCACGCGCCGGAATGCGTCCATTACACCTTTAGCGCCCATGCCCTTGATGCGCAGCTTCGGGCTTTCGCCTTCAGGAATGCGCGGATGGCGCAAGGTGACCCACGAACCACGCTCAGACGCGGCTCGCAGGTCGAGCTTTGCAAAGTCCATTACGGGAACGTCGCGTCAACAGTGGGCGAGTTCTGCTTGAAATTAACACTGAACCCCTCAAACGAAGTATCGTCCCCCTGCACTTCGACATAGCTGTGGAAGTAGCCTGTCGCATATTGCAGTTCATTGCCTGCCGCCGGCGCACCGTCAGCACCAGTTCCCCGCGTGATGCGGATCGAGCCGATAGCCGCAACCCCGCCAGCATTTGCCAAAGTGCGGACAGAGGTCTGACCGGCATCAGATGCCACAAGGCGGAACGTCGTCGTGCTATCGTTCCCAGTCCCGGCACCTTTCACGCCGCGCGTGATCCCAGTCTGAAGGTCTGGCACATCAATGTTTGCGTGCGAAAAGCCAATCTGGGGAAGGGTCTGAACCCCATTGACCTTAGTCCAGGTCAGGGCCGCAAAGCCCGCTGCAGTTTCAGTTGCCGGGGCTGCGGGAGCAACCCAGAAGGTTTTGCCAATGTGGGAACGGCTCATTTCTTGGTTTCCTTGTCAGTGGTTTCTGAGGGAGCGGGATCGGCAACCCAACCGGCTGCTTCCCAAGTCGCCTGATCTTCAGGCAGCACATTCGCCTCCCCGAGCGGGTAGGACTTGTTCGTCATCCGAACTTTCATGGTCACTCCGTTATGTAGAAGATGCGCACCGGCTTGCGGAAATAGGCTCCGTCCTGAAACGGAGTGCCGGGAGAGGCGGGCGCGTAGAACACCAGCTTACCAGCTCCTGCGGCCAATCTGAGAGCCTTCGGGAACCTGTCGGCAATCTGTGCCGCCAATGCGTTCGCTTCGTTCGCAAAGCCCCCTGAGTGCGTCACAACAGTCAGCAGGACAATCCCAGTTTGGATGGGGCCATTTGCGTCAATCGTATCATCGAACCGCTCGCCGGGGACATGGCGGAACTCGATGTATGTGCCGTTCGGTGTGAAGTCGTCATTCGGCCATGCGATCGGGGTTGAACCCATGCCTGCAAGGTGCTGGCCGATGGCCTGCTCGATGTCGTTTTCGTTCATCGCACCCTCGCCGCATTTTGAGCCACAAGGCGCGACCACTGTTGCGCAGCCTTATCGCGCCACAACCCGCCGCCTTGGCCGACGCCGACCATGTAGTGACGCGGGATGGCGTATTCGGCAGTCCATGCCACTTGGAACGGGTCACCAAGTTGCAGGCTGGACAGGCCAAGCACGTAGCTATCGCCGCCCTCGGCAACCTGTGCGCCGCGCAGTTCGGTTATTAGGCTGTTGCGCAGAAAGCCGGTATCGACCGGCATATCCCCGCCATCGGCAACCGTGCGCTGTGCTATCCGCACCGTGTCCTGAATTGACTGCCGTGCGACCTTGAGCATCTGATCGGCGGTCTTGTCGGCGAAGTTGGAAACGTCCGCCACAAACTTGCGATTGTCAGCCACGCACCCAATCCACTACGTATTCGTCATAGCACCGGCAGTTGATCGTCTGCTCTGCCGACGCCCCTAGCGATGTGTCGCCGGGGTAAAGCATCCGCGAGCCATCGGGCAGGGTGAATGGCGTATTCATACCATCAACCTCTTGCCCGCTGACCTGCGCATGGTCAGGCCGTGTGCGGCTGTCCATTGTGGCGTTCCAAACCCGCTTGACCGCGTCCTGCGCAATCGCGCCCGCTTCGATGCCCTGTTGCATCCCCTCACGCCGCCCTGCGCGTAGGGCTGTGATGCTTTCCGTCCGGGCGATGGTCTCAGCCCTATGCTTCAGCATCCGGTCACTGTAGCGGGCTGCAATCCGGTCTATATCGGCCTGCGCCAGTGGCCTGCCATCCTTAATCGCTTTCTTGACCAGCGGGTCAAACCTGCGATCCCGTAGCTTGCGGCTGAAATACCCAGCGTCCAGCGTTTCCAATTCGGCCCGCGCATTGGCCAAGTATCCCACTTGGGGCCGCGACAGGCCGATAAAGCCGCCTTGCCGCACGTTACCGGGCCCGATTGGCCCCGCGATCTGCACCGCAATCTTGCGCGGGTTTATCCCTGCGGCCAGTTGCGTGCCGATAGTCTCGCGCAGCATGTCCAGCTGCTCATTGACGATACCCGTCACAAGCCCGCCTACATGGCTGCGCGCCCACGCCTCGGCGCGGGTCGCTCGACCATCAAAACCGAACGACACGGCGAAAGCCGGGGCTGCGGCTGATACCGTCTGCCCGCCCGCAACATATGCGCTAGTGATTGACTGATCGAACGGAAACAAATCAGCACGGGTCATGCCCGCGATATTTACGGCACGGTTGAAGTCCCGCGCCTCGATTGCTGCAACCAATTCGGCCAAATTGATGCTGCCAGCCTTGCTGCGGATCGCATCAAGAAAGGCGCGCTCGATCTGTCCATCATATTCCTTGAGCAACGTCGCCAGTCTGTTTTGCAGGCGGCGGCGGTTGCCCATGCTTAGATCCTACATTGCGCGAAATAATAAAGCGGCACCCCGCTGGGCCCGGTCTCCCGAACGCTGATGATGCGATAAACCGTGCCGAGGATATTCAACGTGCCAGAGGTGCTAGGCTTTGGCCCTGTAGCCGCCAGCATCACGCGCCGGTCGCCTTGCTGGATCAAAGTCCCGTCAATCATCGTCTGCGGAAAGTCGCTTACAATCGCGGGCAACTCGTATTCGGTAGGCTCGCCATAATACCCCGTATCCCACGGTGTCGAAGGGTTGTCGGGCTTTTCGATCAGCGTGACAATGAACTCGCCCGTTCCCACATCGCGGGCAACGTCTCTAAGTGCCTGTGCGACTTCTGCCGCGATAGATGCGCCGCTCATTCAAAGCGGCTCGCCATCAGATCCGTCATTTCCTTTTGAGCCATGACAAGCGCCCCTAGCAATGAATAAGGGCCGGCCATCCCGGCAATCGTGTAACTGCCGAGATTGTCACCGTGCAGCCTTGCACAGACAATGCCGGTAATCTCGCCCGCCTCTGCCATTTCCAGCATTTCGCGCAGCGCCTTGATGCAACCCTCGTTCGGCGTGAAGGTATTTACCTCGCCGCCGCGAAGGCTCACCACGCTAGGCACGGGCAAGGAACCGGGTGTTTCCTGTGTCATTAACAAACGGCTTTAGCAGATCAGCGGCCATCATAACAACCGCTCGCTGCGCATCCGCGCCCGTCTGTCCCATGACAGTCCATGACAGTTCGCCCACGCGGGTCAGAACCTTTTGCTGTCCTGGCACAACCGTGGGCTGCAACCCGCCGGGGGTCGCTTCCTCATAGCGTGCTAGAATAGCCTGCGCCGACTTCACATCGGCAGGAATTGTGCCACCCAGCGTAGGGAACGGATAGTCCGCCTTCCACGTAAGCGACTTGAGATACAGAAACGCACGCCGAAGCGCCGCCTCCTTCAGAACGTCCGTGCCATCGAGCGCAGCGCCGAACAGATCGGTTTGCGTGTCGGCATATTCGACAAGCGTGACGAAGCTATCCGCCCCCGCGATGCCTGTGCCGTTCTCGATGGTGAGCGCCATCAGTCAGCCTTTCTTGGGCGACCGCGCCGCTTCACCGGGGCTTCGGTTTCGGCTTGGGCTTCGGTTTCGGATACGGTTTGTTCTTCGGCACTTATCACCTCAAAGCCTGCGGCCTGCCAGATTTCCACTTCAATATCTGCAACGTCGGCAATCTCGCCTTCGCGCTGCATTTTGACGTATCGCATGGCCAAGCCCTTCAATAGAAAGGGGCGGGAGCCGTTAATCCCCCGCCCGCAATCATTAACCGCGCAGAATCGCGATGTGTTCAGGCTTCACGACAGCCGCACCCCAAGCGAGCGCGACCTCATACTTCACCTGACGGTACTGGCGATACATTGACACCTCAAAGGTGAGGCCCGAACGCGGGTCGGTAACCAGCGTGCGGTCGTCGGCCATGTCGCCAGCGCCCGGAAGCGCCGGGGCACGAGCAGCGAGGTAGATCGCCGAACGGGCAAAGGCGAGGTTCGCACGGTAAGCCGCGCTCACGGTGATGCCAGCATCGTCAGCGATAGCCGCAGCAAGACCGTTGCCGTTCAGCACAACCGGGGTGGTTGCAGTAGCGCGAGCGACATACAGTTCGGTGCCGGATCCGAAGTTCACGACATCGCCTGCCGCGAACGCGCCGGAACCGGTGTCGAACGCAATCGAGGTCGTGCCAACAGCATAGCCGCCCGCGTTGTTGACCAGTCGGCCCGAGGCAGCGCCCGGAGTGTGGCGACGAACAGCCGCACTTTCGCGAATGTCGAAGCCGTAAAGCTCGCCAAGGACACCCTGACGAAGCAAGCTGTTCTCGCCCGCTTCGTTGACGCGGTAAAGGTTCGGAGCCTTGCGCATCCCGGCACCAGCAGCAGTGTCAATGACAAGCTGAAGGTCACCAGCAGGCACGCCGTTATCAAGCAGGACTTGCAGCACATCGGCCACCTTGTCCGGCTCAAAGTTGCTGCCGTCGCTGAACGGGTTCTGGCCAGCGGTGCCGCTGGCGCGGGCCGCTTGGGTGTAGAGTGCAGAGAGGTCAAGTTCGACTTCGTTGCACAGCGTCCGCATGGCCTGCGCGAACTGATCCTGAAGGATGCGCTCGGCAGTAATGCCAGGGGCGGAAAGCGAAAGCTGTTCTTCGCCGCTCCACATGATCGGCACGGCGCGAGCCTTGCTGATGGTCATCGACACATTGCCGATGGTCTGACCGCCAGCATCCGGCGCCACAGTGCCGGGAGTGATGTCAACTGCGGTCGAAGCCGGGGCCACGAACGAGCGGACAGTCTGGCCGACAGCGGCGCGCTCATAGGTCGCATCCATCGAAACGGCGGGGATGAAGCCGACGAGTTCGCGGGAAACAACGTCAAGCGCGTTGTAAAGGGTAGGAACCAAATTGGTCAGGGTGTTCGGAGAAGCCATTGCTCAGGTATCCTAATCGGTGATGGCGAGACCTTCACGGATCGCCGCCATGCGTTTATCAGAGGGAAGCGCCTCAAAGTCGGCGCGCGTGATGGTCTTTGCTTTTGCCGTATCGCCACCTTTGGCCCCCGCCCCTTGGGGCTTGGACACGAATGCAGCACCTTCACCAGCGGCCCACGACTTGACGTAATCGCCAAGCATCTTAGGCCCCATATTGTTCGGCTGATCGACGTACGCCGTGCCATCGTCGCCTAGCTTTACGTGACCGGCCAGCATCGCTGTTGCCGCCTTCACAAAAGCAGGCTCGATAATTCCGGCCTGTTGCAGCGCGCCCTGAAGCGATTGATCGCGGGTGACGCCGGTATATTTTCCCTGCCACTCGCCAGCCTTGGATTCAGCCTCGGCAAGCCGTTCCTCCAGCGCCGCAATCTTGGCTTGGGTCGCCGCCGTATCGGGAGCGCCCTTTTCAAGCTCTGCAATGCGTGCCTTCAGATCAGTCGCGTCCTTCTTGGCCTTTTCCCGGTCATCCTTTGTCCGGGCATAGGCGTTGCGCAAGCTGGCAACCTCGGGGTGTTCGTCGATGCCTTCAACGGCAAGAATGAACTTGCCGTCCTGTTCGGTGTAGAATGCTGCGACTGCCTCATCGAGGCCTTCGGTGGTTTCGATAACGGTCTTGAGGGCCATCGGCCTTAGTCCTTGTGTTGCGTGCCCATCGGGCGGGGGGATTAGGCGACGTTCTCGCTGTCAGCGGTCACGCCGTCCAAAAGTTGCTCTTCTTCGTCGGCATCACGTTCGGACGAGAAAATCCCGCCGCGCTGGCCGTTCTCGAAATAGGTTTCCCAAGACATGCCGCCTTGCGAATAGACGCCGAACAGCGCCGCAAAGTCCTGCGGCGACATGGTGCGATCCATCAGATCCTTGGGCGGCGTGACCACGATGTCATTTTCGGGCAGGCCCATAATCATCGCCGCATTTTTCAGACTGCGCTCAAGGATCAAGGCGCTGTTCTGTGCCACGCTTGTCAGTGTCGCGCTTTCGCTGGCATAGCGCAGACGCTTGGCCTCGCCGCTTTCTGCCCCCTGTGCCGTTTGTTCAAACAACCGCGCACCAGCTTGCACCGCCGCCTCGCGCTGGCGGGTCATAGCCTCGTCATGGGCATCGATGCCGGCGCACGTGGGCGAGACGTATTTGAGGTCAACCGGTAGCCCCTCGGTACCCCTCATTTCGTGAATGACACCCGCGCCGATGGTGTTCGGCCCGTCACCATTGATCGCGACAAGCGTTTCCTGCCCGCTCATAAATAGCTGGTGCCGGTAGTCCGCCGAAAGCTGATAGAACGACAGCGCAGCGCGGGCCACGCCGATCAGGGGCGGCGCTTCGATGCGCGGCGAAAGGTCAAGTGCAGAGCCGACCACGAACGGGATGCGAGGCAGCACGCCGCCGCCACGCGCCCGCACAGTGACTTCCTCAATGACATTGCCGTACTCATCAAGGATCACCGGCTTATAGCCGCCCTCCTCGATGCTCAGCACCATGTAGCGTTCAAGCTGCTCCCAAACGAAGCCTTTGCGCGTCATCGTGGTTTCGTCGAGAACCCACCAGTCTTGATCCCAATTGATCAGCTTGTCGCGGCGATAGCCTGCGAAATACGGGTTGCCCTTGTCTTTGGGCGCATCGGTCAGAACGCCATAAGAGCCGATCACAAGCAATTCGCGGGTGATGCGGCGCGCAAAGGCTTCAAGCGGCAAGCCTTGACTGTCCGCGTCCTCCCAGAGATACTCCATCGCAGGCGGCATTTCGATTTGCCACTCTTGCCCGTGAATGATCCCGATCATCGCCCCTATGGACGGCGCCAGGAACTCAGGGAACTGCGCGCGGGACTTGTATGCCTCATACATTTCCGCGCCGCTGTCCTGCGCAGCGAAGCCTGAAGGCATTGGCAGATAATGCGTGCCCCGCGACTTCATTTGCCCTTCACCGTCCATACAGTCGCGCATCAACTCCCACTCGGCGCGGCGGATCGTGGTAACAGCAGGATGAAGGGTCTTGACCGACATACTCAGTAAGCCCCCTTCACGGCGCGGGTTTTGCTTTCCATCCTGCCTTTGATCAGAGGCGCGATGGCGTAGCGGATTGCGTCAATCGCATGGTTGTTTGCGTCGATGATTTCAGGCTTGATGTCGCCCGTCAGCCTGTCCGTAGCGTGCGAATACAACCGGAACTCACGGGCTGTGCCTGGGCAATCAGGGTGAACGACAATCTTTTCATGGCCCCGCATGTAGCGGACACCTTCCATCACGCTGTTCGGCCATTTCTTGACCGGCTCGATGCGAGGAAGTCCGTTGCGGGCAAGGTAGCTAATCGTTTTTGGCTCGGCGCTGTCTGCGCGGGCAGCATATTCAGCAATGCGGGGAAGGCGCTCTTTAATGAAAGCCGTCGTGCCGTCTATTTCGATCCCGGTCTTGTATGCCTCGCGGCGCACGTAAAGGCAGTTCGCGTGGATCCAGACCTCAACCGCTGCCAGCGGGTCAGGCCGAAACCCGAAGTCGATCCCGTAATATGGCCCGTCCCAACCGGCACCCGGCTCGAACTCATCAACGATGAACTTGCCCGAGAACACCTGCGCTTCGGTGAGGGTGAGGAAAGCCCCCTCCCATACGTGTTCGTAAGTCTCGGGCCTTAGCCGCTGATCGTCGAGACGCTCTTGCTCAAGCACCTCGGGAAACCAAGGATTATCCCGCCAGTTAATTTGCGTGACAATGCAATTGCTGGGCGGGTTTTCGATGAAACGCCGATGCGTTGCGCTCTCAGGGCTTTCCGGGTTGTAGCTCACCCAATTCTCTGACCCGCCCTCACGGATCGTCGGGATCAGCTTTCGCCAAGCACCCTCCGAAACACCCTCGCCTTCATCTGTCCAATTGAGCAGAATGCGGGCTTTGGACTTGATGCTGTCGAGATTGTGCCGCAACCCAGCGAACGCATAAGACACGCGCCGGTTTTTCGTGCGGACGTACTTTTCGCCGATCTCGTAATAGTCGTGCAACCAAGGCTCAGACCGGATTGCCGCCTTGATTTCCTCAAGCGAACTTTCGTCCAGTGAGTTGAGGTGTTCGCGCGATGCCAGGATGACACCCTCGCGACCTTCCTCAGCAAACTGATACCCCTTGACCGCTGTCATCTTCGCAAGACTGCGAGTTTTGCCAGAACCGCGCCCGCCGTGGAAAACGCGGTGTCTTGCCGGCTGCGCAAAATTAGCGATGATCTTGGGCGGCAGTTCTAACTCAATCTCCATCTGCGAGCTTCGGCGCGATCAACCTGATCACAGTCGGCTTTTCGCTCATGCTGCCATCGGTCGAGGTGTGGTCAACCGCAGACAGCTTGGCGTGGACGTAGGGCGCGGCCTTGTTTGCCGCGTCGAGCCTGACCGACTGCTCTAGCGTTTCATCCCGCAGAACCGAAAGCATGTAGTCCAAGGGGGTCAGGCCCGCCTTCTTGGCTGCTTCGGCCTGCTCGATGGTTTTTTTGTTGCGCGCACCTTTAGGGCGACCAGCGCCCGCGCGCCTTCCGCCTTCAGGCATCACGAATTTCCTTTGATTTTAAATTTGCCCGCGACCACGTGCGGATTGCGCCTTACCGCCACAGCTTACCAATGCCCGCGCCGATCATTAACACCGCTATGCCTGCAAGACTGCCAACCAGAAATAGGGCTGTTGCTATGCAGAGGCAGATTGAGGCGAGGCGCATTGACTGGCCTCCTAACAATGCCCCAACGGTCGGAACCAAAGGGGTGGCCAACGCAGTGCAATGGCCGTAGGTTCGCCCGCTACGAACTGCCGCTGTGCATTACTCGCTCGGCTGTCGAGGGGCAGGCCTTGGCGCGAAGCCGCTGGCCTAACAAGAAGCGCGCCCGAAGCTATAAGCCGCGAGCGCGCAAATCTCCATTATGTTTCGCAGCGGCATAAATTAAATCGGCCCTAAAGTCAACCCCCGTTGGCGAGAATATTGAGCGGGTCGAGCGCGCGCTGTAATGCCTCGGCACAATGGGTAGGGATCGGCTCGCCGCGCTTCTTCGCCCACAGTGCTGCATCAAGCCAATTCGGGCCATTGTCGGGATGCACGTCAATCACAAGTTGGTCGAAGGCGCGCCGGACGCTTTGCCCCATGCCGTTGACGAAGCGCAGAACGTCCTCAAGCCATTCCTCGCGCCGCTTAATGCGCTGGTGGTCAAGCGATGCCACACCTCCGCCCGTCTTGTCCCCTAGGGTGCATTGATAGCGGCCTGTCTCATAAGCCTGCCAGTAGGCGTTGGCAATTTTGCGCGCTGTATCCAGCATGGCCTTGGCTTCGGCTCCCTGGCCTAGCAGGCCCGCCCTGTAAGCCCTGCCGATAGCGTCGGCGCCGTCTGGCCCGTAAAGCACCTGCATGGCTTGTGCGCGCTCTGTGCCTTTGTCAAAGGTCACTGGCGGGATGGCGGCGCGGGACAGGCGACCGGAAGGTGTACGCTTGCCGGGTTTCTTCTTGCGGCCTCGGGCGCTCATACCTTACCTCCATCGGTCGCGGGCTTGATGTGTTCGCCGCGTTCGATTGCGCAGGCCAACGCGTTAAAGGTGTTGCGAATTGAGCAAAGTGCAGCAGTCTCCATTGAGATCGCCTTCGCCTCCGCCCGCAGCCATGCCACCACAGCGGCGCGCTCTTGCAGGCGGACGGCTTCGTGATCTGCCTCACCGGCTGCGATTATCTTTTCCATGCGGTCAGTCACCGGCTTCCTCCTCATCTTTCCGCCGCTGGATCAGCATGGCCTCGGCGCGCTTGTACAATCCGGTTCCGTCAAGCTCCCCAGCGTCGATTGCCTTGCAGAATGACGGGGGCAGCATGGTCTTGACTAGCTCACGGGCTTCTAGGGTGTCGGATAGGGCAAAGGTGTTTGGGTCGGTCATGTGGGTTCCTTTCCGGCTCAAGGGTGACGCTTCAAAAGCTCGGGATCACTCAACCACTCGGCCAAGGAGACGATTGCGCGATCAGTCTCTTCCACCATGCCATCGGGCCTGAGGATGCAGACGAACTCGCCAATGGGTTCGCCAAAAATGTCAGTAGTGACGGCGTGAGCCGATGTTTCGGACTTCAGGCCGTCGCGTTCGATTGTGATGCACCAGGCGATGATTGCATCCTTGCGGAAGGCAACGCTGCCCCGCTCGTCACGATAGGGCAGCAACTTGAAGAACCTCGGCTGTGCCGGAATTATCGTGTGTGTGGCGGCCTCTTCCATTGTCATTTCCTTTCACATTGCGGCATTCGCTGACTGGGGGCGGACACCGGACATTCTCTAAAGAGAATGTCCGTTTGTCCGCGCTATCCCAGCCTTGTCCGGTTTTTGTCCGCTCAATTGTCCGCCCCTGTCCGGGCAAGCATCACGTAGGTGCCTTGCATCTCTATTTTCCCTTTCTTTTCCAATGCGCTACGGATGCGCCGGAACTGGCGTCCGGCAGTGTCCGCATTGTCCGCCGAAATTGTCCGCCCTGTCCGCAAGGCCTCTTTCCACGCCTCGGAACAAACCAAGCCCGGACAATCCGAAATTTCGCCTGTTTCGGGGTCAATTTGTTGTTCCTCGATAAGGCGGATCAGCCCCATGATGGCGGCGGTTTCAGACTTATTGAGGCCTTCGGTAATGCTGTGGCGCGGCTCTTCGTCGGTAATCTCGACAAGGCAGGTGGTGACAATCTTGCCGCGCTTGTCCTCGCCAATCGGCACGGGGATCAGCTTGAAGCGCACCTGCACATTATCCTCGCCATCCTTTTGCTTGAGCGTGGTGGCGGTCTTGATGTCGCCAGCTTCGACAAGGATGGTGGTGTCCACGTTGCCGCGCAGGGACGAGTGTCCACGCAGATCGCGGCTCTCTTGATCTTTGGGGCGGTGATGAACGACAAGGGTGAGGCAGGTGAAGGCCGAGGCAACGCGCTGGCAGTTGTTGACGTAGTTCACCATGTCATCAGTGTTTTCCTTGCCCGCACCGAAGGTCTTGGAGAGCGTGTCCAGCACGATCATGGCGGGCTTCACGCCCTTGGCTTCAGTCGCTACTCGGATTGTCTGGATCAGGGCTTGAACGTCCCCATCCTCGGCCTGCATGTCGATAGGCGTGGCGATGTAAGCAAGCGGCGCGTCCGGTGCGATCTCTCCGTTCTCGCGCATGGCATACATGCGATTGCGGAAGCCCGTAGCGCCTTCAGCCACTACATAGACGACAAGCCCGCGCTCAACGTGCCGACCGGCCCATTCCTTGCCCGATGCTATGTGCGCCGCCATGTGGAGCGCAAGGAAGCTCTTGCCGCTGCCTGGGTGGCCATAGACGGCGGCAATGCCGGACGAAGGAAGCCAATCGTCAATTAGCCAGAAGCCATCAATGACGGGCTTGGCTTCGCCCGCCCATTCAAGCGGGAGTGGCGCAAGTTGCTGCGCGGTCGGGGCCTCGGCTTGCCCCAAATACCGCCCCGGCTCGTCTGTGTCGGCTGCATCCCAGCCTTGCGGGGCATCCTCGGGCGGCTCGACCAGGGTGATGTCCGCTGCAATGTCCTTAAGCGCCTGCGCCACCCCCGCAGCAAACTTGCGCCCCGGCTCGTCCGCGTCCGGCCAGATCGTCACCTTCTTGCCCTGAAGCGGCGTGAGGTCGGTGCGATCTAAAGGCGAGTTGGAGCCGCCCATGACGCAGGTAGCTTCGATGCCACGATCTATGAGCGCCTGCGCGGCTTTCTCGCCTTCCACGAACACCACGGACGGGCTGCGCAGAATGCCAGGAATATTGTAAAGCGGCCTGATGTCGGGATTGCCGTAGCGACGCTTAACAGCATCCCACGGCAGGAACTCTTTGGAGCCGGGTTCCGGCTCGAAGCGGTAAACCGTGGCAACGATTGAGCCTTCGGCATCGGTGTAGTGCCAAGAGCCAACGGGCGGGCCTAGATCGCGCTCAACCTTCTTGAGCTTGCGCACAAGCTGCGCGCGTTGATAGTTGACCTCGGGGCGCTGCCCCTTGCCGACCCACTCAGACAGGTCTTGCAGGGCTTGGGGGAAGGCCACGCCCCGCGCAGCCATGTAGAGGCCGATAAGATCGCCGCCCTTTTGCGAAGGGTCGGCAAAATCTTTCCAGAGGCCGCGCTTCGCGCCCTTGGTTTCAATCTTGAGCGAAGTGCCGGGGGAGCCGTAAACGTCACCGACTAGGATTTGATTGCGGGTGACGATGGCGGAAGGGAAAAGCCAAGCGGAAAATTGCTCGACCTCTTGTACAAGGCCCGCCAGCACTTTGTCCTTGTCGGGCGCGTCATCGCGGGCGAGGAAAGCCTCAAGCTCTTTTTCGCGCAGCGCGTTGTTAAAGTCTAACACGTTCATTATCAGAACCTTAAAAAAGAAGGTTAACGCGCTTGGGCAAATTTTTTAGGCCCAGCAGGTCTCCCTAAAGTCGCAGAACTTGCATTTGTAAAAGTCGCCGGAAGCGTAGGGACGCGGCAGCATCTCACCCGCTTCCACGGCTTGCAGCACTTGCACGCCTCGGTCGGTGCATTCCTGCGCCAGCTTGGGATCGAAGTGGACTAGCTCGGCGTAAAGCTGCCCGTTGTCCGCATTCTCAGCGGTGAACAGAGCGGGCGCTTCGGTGAGTTGGAAGTAGGCCTGATACGTAGCAATCTGCCCCGCATAGACAGGCTTTTCCTTGCGCACGCCGTTCTTGTTGACCGCCTGCCAGGCCTTGTTGCCGAGGCACTTGTGTTCCCACAGAGCGGGCGTTTTCATGTCAATGGGCGCGGCAGTAATCACGCCGTCCGCGTGTCCCCTGATGCGCCCACCTGCGGTTTCAAAGCCAAGCTGCCCGCCTTGCTGGCGTTCGGTGACGATCTCGAAACCCGCCAGCCTGAAGCGACGGATCATGCGGCCCTCGCTGTCATGGCCCCGGTCGAAGATGCGCAGCACCTCGCCGGGGAAGCCGCGCTCCTTGGGCGTGCCGAGATATTCGTATTGCAGCATCCGCGCGCACTCTTCGCCAAGGCGGGAGCCGCCAAGGTAAGGGCGGCGCGGTGCCGCTTGATTGTCGCGCTCCATTGCCGCGTTGATCGTGGCGGCGAACAAGTCGCTAAATGCGTCCTTGGGGGTGCGGTTGAAGTCGAGCATCAATAAGGTATCCTGCCCGCTTCGGTTTGATAGTGGGCTTCCAAAGCCTCACGAAACCCGCGCACAGTGACAGCGCACAGCGCCAGCACTTCATCGCGCGACAGATCGTTGAAGGCCTTGCTGCCGATGCCCTGCGCAGCGACTGCCGCGCCCAGCTTCGGCAACATGGCCTGAAGCGCGTCTATTTCGTCTTTTGTATAGGTCATGCCATTCTCCCACGCTGGAAGGCAGGCGCGCCTGCACGGCCAAGAACAGCCAAGGCAGGCGCGCTCGCTCATTACTGCGCCCAAGCGGGCAGGTTGGCGACGGGAGCAGCGACCGGCGCTGCTACGGGGGCAACGGACGCGCCCGACTTGGCCTTGGCGTATTCCGCCGAGGTCACCGGAACGGCGTTGTCGAACACGTTCTTGTCCGCGTAACCGTTCTGTCCGGCTTCAACGCCGATCTTGGCGACGAACTCCATCCGGTCGAAGTCGCCGTAGCCCTGCACGATGCGCTTGGCCTTGGCGGCTTCGCTCATATCGTTCGGGTCAATCGCTCGCGCGCTTTCGAGAATGCCGCGCAGCTTGGAGCGCGTGATACCTAGCGTCTTGGCGACCTTCTCTTCGTTGGGGTTCGAGTGACCCGCCATCATCAGCGTCCAGAACTTTCGCTTGGCAAACGGCCCGCCCGTGATGGTGAACTCGCAGTCGAGATACTGGTAGGGGCTATTCTTGCTCTGCGTGAGCCAGCCCCCGTCGCCAGTGTGACCGGGGCGGATGGTCAGGATCACGGGCGCGATAGTCCCCTTCGGGATCATGTCGCCAGTGCCGGTGTTGCTTTCGGCATCGTTGAAGTCATAAGCCATTTGTCAGTCCTTTTCGTTCTTTCGTGAGGGATTAGGCGGCGGTCGCTTCGGTTTGGTAAGTCAGGCGTTCCGCCGCCGATTTTGCGGGGCCGCTGATTTTGAGCATCAGCTTCCCCAAATGCGGCTCTTCGATCAGGTCGAGCCGTCCGCTGCGATCCTTCGCGGGGAAGCCCCACTGGTTGAGCGCATTGGTTACGAACGCGCGGTAAGGCGCGCCTTCTTCGGGTGTGAATTGGGTCATCGTAAGCACCTGGTCGAGAACGCCGGGGGCTTCCAAGGCGGTCTTGCTGCCTTCGACCTGCATCACGTAGGACACGCGGCCAAAGTCGTCCTTGACCTCGTTAAGCAGGCCCACCAGCCACACATTGACACGGGGGGCGTGCTGGAACTGCTTGAGCCAGTTGACCATCTCACGGCCAAGCAAACCGTAAGCGCCGCGCGTGTCGGGCTTGCCTGTCTTTTCGCTGAAAGCCTCGGGCTGCTTTGCCGCCCATCCGAAGCAGATGCGCGAGACTTCGGTGATGGAGTCCACGAACACAGTTTCGTATTTCGTGAAGTCCATTTGCTCGCGGATCGCTGCGGCGTGAGCGATGCTGTAGGGTTCTGCGTCGGACAGAGCGGGATTGCCCCCACCGACTGCGGCGGCAAGGTTGCGAGCGTCCGGCCAAGTGCGCAGCCGCACCATGTCGCCGCCCCAATCCTGCACGGACAACTCGCCCGCTTCGGCGTTGACGAACAGCGTGGTGGCGGGGTCGAGCGTGTAGAGCAGGCTCGTCTTGCCGATCCCGGCCTTGCCGATGATGAGGCCTTTGATGCCCGCTTTGTCGGCAAGGCGCTCGTCTGCGGTGATGATGCGGAAGGTCATGCGCAAACCCTTTCACAAAGGGCGTAGGTCGCCTTGCCAGTTTCCACGGTGCGGGCGGGCGAAAGCAGCGCCTTGTCCCGATCCATCAGCGCGTCAAAGCGGCGCTCGTCGATCTTGACTTCCACCTTGGCAATGTGCCGCGCGATTTCAGGGTTGAGCCGGTCAAGCACGCACTTTAGGACGTTTTGATCCCACTTCACGCGCTTGGGGCGGGTCACAGTGACTTCATGCGAGCCGTCCACCAGGCGAACCGTGCCAGTGTCGCGGCCTTCAGCCAGCAAGGCTTCGGAGGCCTTCGCGGCATAGCGCGCTTCAAAGGCCTCATGCAGCCGCTTCATGCGCCGCTGCACTACGGTGTATTCCTCGGCCAGCTTCCAATCGAGGTCTGCCAAGACCTCAGGCGGTAGCCCCGCCGCTTCGCTGGTCGTCAAGCGATCCAGCATATCAGTGTTGAGATTGTCCATCTTGTGTCCTTTCGTCGTGTTCCCTGTTCGTCGTTTGGTAGTGAAGAGGACGGCCCGACGCGGCGGGACATGACCGACCGGGGTATTCAGTGTATTTCCCCGGGAACCGTCCTCATGTTCATCATCTCACGGCAAGCATCTCCCTTGCCGTCAGAAACACGTTGCGCCCTGGCGGGAGCGGGTCGCTCAAGCCTTCGCCGCCTTGCTGGCGGGCCATGCGGTTCGCGTGGGCGTCTATGATGCGCAGCGCGGCGTAGCGGACTTCGGCGGGAGCGAAGCGCACCCAGCTATCCGCAAGGCGCACAAGGCACAGGGCTGGATTGCGCTCGCGCCGGATCGCCCTCTTGAACTCGACAAGACGCGGCTCTCGGGCGAGCAATTCGGCCCACTCGGCGCGCTTGCGCGCAAGATACGCCTTGCCGAGCCGTTGCTTTTCAGCCTGTTTTTCTTGCAAGGTCGTCATGCGAACGCCTCCGGCAATTGCTGGCGCGTCCAATTGAGCGCCGTCTCGGCGCTGCGAAAGATGCCGACAGGAAAGCCGAGGCGGTGCAGGCGATTGAGTGTCTCAATCTGCTTGTCGGAAGGCTGGCCCGTTCCTGACTTGAACTCCAGGCCAAGGGTGCGCCCGTCAAACATAGCGAGTATATCGGGGAAGCCGGGGACAAGGCCTTCCTTGGCGCGCTGGCGGCTTTCCCATGCGCTGCGCTTGCCAGCGTTCGGGATACCCGCAAGCAACACCTTTGGGGCGAGGCGCGCCATCTGCGAGCGGTAGCGCACTTGTTCGCCTAGCTCGTCTTTCGCTCCTTGCGCGTTGCGCGGGTCAATGTGGAACACGTAGGTCACGCCGCCCTCCCTATCTGCGCCATCGCGTGTTCGACGGCTTTGCGGGTGCGCCCAAGGATGCTGGCAATCTCGGCATGGGTAAGCCCCGCCTTTGCCAGTGCGAACACGCGTTGCTTTTCGCGCTCTGTCCAACGGGTGTGATGACTGCGGCGGATGCCCCAATATTGGATTTTGCTTTCGATGGTCATGCGTGACGCACCGAACAGCAAAGCTATCTCGCTAGGCGAAACGCCCTTTTCATAGAGTGCGGCGATGCGGTCATCTTCTTCGCGCGTCCACTTGCGCCGCTTAACGCCGCCCGTGGTTAATGCGCCATCGCGGGACTGCGCTGCGATCAGGGGCGCGTTCATGCGCGATCTCCCGTATAGGGCGCGTCATGGGACACGTTCTGCAAAGGGTTGGGGGAGACGCGGGGATCAAACGCCTCCCCCGCCGCACACGCTCGGGAGGGGCGCGCGGTGCGGCTGTCTTGAAGGGCGGCAAGAATTGCGCGGCCAATCAGTTCAGGGATTTGGGGGACTACGGCGTTTCCGAGGGCTGCAATTCTGTGTGTGTCTCTGGGAAGCCCATGAGCTTCTCGACAAACGAAGGATTGATCCAGCCTGTCAGGCCAGCATCCCCAAGCACTTCTTCCAAGTTCCCCTGTGGTGAGCGCCGTTTCCAGCACTTGTTCCACATTATTTTCCGCGGGGTAGGCAACAATCCACACACGTTCTCGACGCTGCGGAGCGCCAACGAAGGCCGCAGGAATGTTTTCCCATTCCGCATTATACCTGATGCCGGCCAAGTCTCCGAGAACTCGGCCAAACCATCCGCCTGGCCGTTCACTTGGGCCAGCAAGCAGGTTTGCGACGTTCTCCACGATGATGTATCGTGGTCGAAGACTGCTAGTAAGACGGACGATTTCGCTCCAAAGCCCGCTTCGCGTGCCTTCTGCAACGCCCGCCTGTTTTCCTGCACAGCTAACATCTTGGCAGGGAAATCCACCTGTGATGACATCAATGCTGGCAATTCCATCGGCAGCAAGTCGCTCTGCGGTAAGGGTGCGGACATCATCGTAGCAGGGGACATCGGGCCAGTGCTTGGCGAGGACTTTGCGCGGGAACGCTTCGATTTCGCAGAAGGCGACGGTTTCGAAACCGCCTGTTCGTTCAAGGCCAAGGCTAAACCCTCCGATGCCAGAGAAAAGATCGAGGACGCGAAGCTTGGTCATGCTGCGCGCCCCCACGGCTCAATCTGTTCAAGCATCACAATTTGCTCGTCGGACAAATCGGCAATCAGCGAATGCCGCCAGCCCGTTTTGCGCATGATGTGGATTGCCAGCGCCCGCGACGGTTGCCGGGCGCCAGAGACGATTTCGTTGGCATAGGAGCGAGAAATGCCCGCAGCTTTTGCCAGATCGGAATATCGGGGTGCATCGTTCATGCGCACTTGTTCGCACATCACGAATATAAGCGCAAGCCCTCAAATTCGCATATCGGGTAAAGACGCGAGCCTGCGAATACGTAACAATTCGCACATGGCACGCAGAGGCATCCCTAAAGGCCCCGTAAACTGGTTTCTGCAAGAGTGGATGGCTTCGCGCGGCCTCGACGGGCGCGGGTCACAAACTAAGATGATGGAACTGACCGGATGGTCGCGCGCCACTATGAGCCAGCTATATAACGGACAACAGGACTATTCTCCGGTAATCCTCAAAACCGCAGCCGAGGCGTTGAACGCCGAACCGTTCGAGCTGCTTATGCCGCCCGAGCGCGCAATGGCGATCCGGCGTGCGCTTGCCAGTGCCAGGGAAATTGCCAGCCTTGCATACGAATCGCCCGCCGAGCCTTTGGACGGGACGCGCAATTAAATTCGTGATGTGCGAATAAGGCTATTGCAAACCCGTTCGTGATGTGCGAACAAGGTTTCCAGACGAACTGGAGACCGCAATGACCTACACCCCCCAAGAAGCCGCCGCCAAGCGCACCTATCGCCAGAAGTGGCTTGCGACGATCACGCTTGACGTGGATTGCTTTGGCAAGTCTCTGGCAGAGCCGACCGTGTATAGCTGGGAATGCTACAGCTATGCTCTGCCCGAGGTGGCAGAGAGCCATGCGCTGCACAATGCGCGGACGCAGTGGGTACACGGCCGCAAGTGGCCCAACAAAATCACTATCGTGCCGATGTTTGACGATCCCGATGGCTGCGATTTGTTGCTTGCCCCTGTTCGCAGCACTTACGGCATGGTGCCGGCATGAGCTTCGCCCAAACCGCGCGCGTCATGGACGCCGTCCTCGCAGACCTTGCGCCGTTTAAGCCGGTGTCCGCTCCGGTTGACGTAACCGATGCCGAGGCGTTTCCCGAGATTGCACGCGCAACAGCATCGCTTGCCGCAATGTCGCCGGAACGCCGCGCCGAGCTTGAGCGGGAGTGGGACGCATGACCGACCCCACGGAACCCGATGACCTCGCCTTCTGGCGCGGCCTCGTCGTCGGCGGGTGCATCAGCGCCTGCATCTGGATCGCCGCGATCGGCGGCATCTGGACTTTTGCGCAAGGAGTTTTCTAATGAAGATTTCGCGACTTAGGAGCGGGTATCGCATCAAACTTAGCGACGGCGAGTTTGAGGCCATTTGCCATATGCTGGCCCTCGCAGAGTCAGACCTTGAAGGCGACGAAACCCGCGCCGAGCAAGCAGACCTCCTGTCATTGGCTGGAAAGCGTGCGCTTTTGAGTGACAGGTTCCTGTCTCGCACGATGATGCAAGTCGATGAGGATCGCAGGTGATGCGCGTTTCCGGCCACGGCTACACGCGAAACTTCACAGACTCAGAATGGGCGGAGGTTCTTGAGGCGCGCAGACGAATGCGGACAAGGCTGCAATGCAATCGGCGACCTTGCGATTGCGCAGAAAAGGATTCGGAGTGTCAAAGCTTTGCCTCGCAGGCACACCCATGAACATCACCACCACCCTCTGGCGCGCGACCCTGATCGCGCTCGCCACCCTCGCCGCCGCGCAGGTGTTCATCCCCGCCGCCGGCGCCATCATCTGGAGCATGACGCAATGAGCACCATCCGACGCCCCTCGGGCCGCATCGCCACCCGCAACGGCCGCCCGGCCTATGAAGGCGATTGCCGCCGCCTGCGGCAGCCGGTCACCAACGCAGACTGGTTCAACCGCCGCCGCGAGCAACAAAGCCCCGACATCTTCGAAGGCCTCTTCACCAAACTGCTGGCAAAGGTGCGGCGGTGATCACGCCTGCGCCTGATCGCCCCTTCAGCCCGCAGACCCTCGCCCAGCGCTGGGGTTGCAGCGCCGAGAAGGTGCGGACTATGTGCAAGAACGGCGAACTGGCGAGCTTCACGCTCGGCAAGCTGATTCGCATCCCGGCGCATGAGGTCCAGCGGTACGAGTGTCAGACTACACCCTCACCAGACACCGCGGCAAATGGGCCCTCACCTTTGCCGACGGCCATCGCCGCCGCCGAATCTCGACTGGCGCGGATGATGAACGCACCGCCGAAACCATCGCTCGTGCCATCTGGGCCCGCCTCACCGCGGCGCGAAGCGAACGGCTAGACGATCTATGGCCCGCCTACGTCAGGGACAGGGTGCAGGACGGCGCGCGGGCCGACAGGTTCAAGGCCCACTGGACGGCGCTGGCCCCCGCCTTTGGCAACCGCGTCGGCAGCGCGATCACCCGCGAGGATTGCCGCGCCTATTATCGCGAGCGCAAGGCGAAGGGGTACAGCGACAGCACGATCCGCACTGACCTCGAACTGCTGCGCGCCTGCATCCGCAAGCATTATGGCAGCGCCGCCCCGTCGCTATGGATTCCGCCAGCATCAAAGCCGCGCGATCATTGGCTGACAAAGGAGCAGGCCCGCCAGTTGGTCGATGCAGCCACCACACCGCACATCAGGCTATTCCTGATCCTCGGCCTGTCCACGGGCGCGCGGGCGGGGGCGATCCTAGACCTGACATGGGATCGGGTGGACTTCGCAGCGGGATCGGTCGATTACAGGCCCACAGGACGCAACCAGACAAACAAGCGGCGCACAGTGGTGCCGATGAATGCCGTTGCCAGAGAGGCGCTTTCCGAGGCGTACAAGGCCCGTTTGAGCGATCATGTCGTGGAGTACGGCGGCAAGCCGGTTGGCAGCGTGAAGAAGGCCACCCAGCGCCTAGCCGAGCGCACCGGCATCCCCTTCTCGCCGCATGTCCTGCGCCACACCTGCGCTGTTTGGATGGCCCAGGACAACGTGCCGATGCAGATGATCTCGCAGTACCTGGGGCATACCTCGACCCGCGTGACAGAGCAGGTCTATGCCCGGTACAGCCCCAGCTTCATGCGCGATGCCAGCGCCGCGACGGTGTTTTGA